GTCAACACGACCTGCCACCCCAAGATGGGTGGAGTAGAGAGGCGCTTCTTGTGCATAGACCTTAGTCAGACGTTCATCCAAGATAGGTTGTAACTGCATGAATGACTCAATGATATCGGGTGTGTAACCTTCTTTATAATCGGGGTCATTGTCCACATACTTTTCACAGATTTCGTGAACACGTGTACCACGAGTAGATGCACGATGAGAGATTTTATTCGCTTCAGCTTCTCCCACACGTGATCGCCACTTCGCAATACTGTCACGTGATAGTATACTGAGTACGGTTGTGATGGAGGGTAAACCGATACCCTCCGGTGTTTTGTAGATCCGACCAGATTCGGTTGTCTCTGCAACCATCTCTTTTAGTTCAACGTCTACATGTTCAAAAACTTTCATAAAAACTCCCGAATGAATGCAGTGCCCAACAGGATTGTCATTGCACCATTCAACAAAATAAGAGCACGATCACGCCAGATGATCGACACCCACAACCATAGTATCGTACCTACAGTACCTATGGCAAGATCATATTCACGATAATTAGGCCCAGCATTACGGAACAGTACCGAAGTAAGGATAGCGACAGTCGCCATCCACTTCAGATACCAATCGAAATCTTCAGGATACCACTTTCGATCTGGTTTGGTTCGGCCTTCTGCACGAACCATCGGATCACCTTTTCCATCAACCATTACGCATTTTCTCCATACGTTCTCTCGCAGCCACCCACTGTTCGTAACTCATAGGTTTACGTGCCTCACCGAACGCTAACTTACGATTCTTAAATTCTTCTTTCAGAATCTTCTTGTGTTCCGCACCAAGGAAGACTCCAACCATTGACAACAGAGTCTTTCGGAAAGATCGACCATGATGCATGTGACCCAAACAGTGAGTCAGTTCGTGGATCAACGTGTACGCATCGAAACCAGCGATACTATCTAGGGTCACGGTATAACCGTTAGTAAAACCAGAAGTACCCCGACCAGAAGACCGTTCCTTCTGAACCACCTTCGGGTTAGAGGCGAAGAGTCGAGTCACGTCACCTTCAATACTCTGTTTCCAGAGTTTCTGCCAAGTCTTGGACTTGTAAACCTTCTTGGCGAACTTCTGCGCTTCCTTGATGTCCTTGAACTGCGGAAGTTTCACACGACTCTGGAACGCCCACTCAGCACGGTAGGTCTTGAGACGTTCAGAGTCTTGAGTATAACCCGCACCCTTGTTCTGTTTACGAGTGTGTTTCAACAGATAGGTTTGGTATTCGTAGTGGTATTTTCTCATGCAATCTCCTCAAAGCTGTAATCATTCTCAAGAATCTCCCGAACACGTTCACGGTCAAGAGAGTCACCGTCACCCCACTCTTCGAACCTATCGGGGTCACTCACGATCTTGATGTAGTCCATGATCGCAACTTCGATTTCGGGGATACTGCAACCGAGGTCATAGATTCCACCCTTACCGTAGAAAGAGTGAACATAGTCACGGAACTCAACGAGGACGGGGTTAGAACGCAGAGCAATAAAGTTAGTAATCATAATAAACACCTCTCTCTCAATTACAGGGTAATTATCCCATATTCTTGCTTTGATTGCAAGCGGAAAAGCGAAAAAAAGTGAAATTTCTTAGAATATTTTTTCATAAAAAGGGGGGGTCTTATAACCCCCCGTTCTATGTTAGGCAGCCGTTGCGAACTCGACTGCCTTGTTAACCGCACGTTCTTTGCGGGTTTGGTTCGATCCGAACCACGCAGAGGCGAGGCGGGTATCCGCACTTCGACCCATCTTGTGATCGGTCAGGTAGGTCACTGAGTTGAGTGCCTGCCACCATGAACCTTCCCCAAACTCAGCGCCAGGTTGCGTCTCAAGAAGTTCGAACGCTTTCTGACCATTGGTGGTCAAGTCCTTGAACTCCTTGACTACGGGAGGGTTCTTACCTTGGTAGGTACGTGGGAACACCTCGTTGTAGTACTGAATGAGAGACTCCATGTCGAACCGTTTGGTTGACAGGAACTCTGCCATCTCCTTGTACTTCGCAAACTTCTCGTGTGCGATACCAAGGGCTTCCTTCACCTTCTCAGGGTTGAACTCTGAACGGTGGTTCAGTTTGCAAGAGTTGGCAACCTGTTGACCCAAAGAGAGTGTCAGAGTATTGTTACACACAACACGGATCGGAGTGAACCGAACGTCAATCGACTTACCGTACTGGTGAGGGTTAGAGAACAGAAGGTAAGAGTCAACTTGGTCACCACCAAGGATATCGAACGACTCCTTGATCTTGGCGAGTGCCCAGACCATCTGACCACCTTTCAGAGAACCAGCGGTGTGCATTTCCATGTCACCCGCAGCACAGTACTCTGCGAAGAAGTCAAACGCTTCCTCGTTCTGTACAGGGTTCCAACCAGAACCGACCTGAGTCAGAACCTTGTTGTCCGAAGAACGGACAAGGGCTTCAACACCCGTTGGGATTTCAAGAGGACTTCCACCTTCGAACTCAGAATAGATACGTGCGTAGGTAGGAACCTTCTCGACTGTCCAATCAAGACCAGCTTTCTGCATCATCTGACGGGGAGTCAGATCGTTAGATACCGCAACACCTAGACCGTGCCAAGGGAGTGCACCAGCGTAGGCCATAGTTTCAACTTCATGTGACATAATATATTTCTCCGTAGTTAAGGCGTTTGGGGAACCTCTCCCCAGACAACATACGTATTATCTCATAGTCGAAACAAGTTTGTCAAGCGTTTTTTGAAATTATTTTAAGTTTTTTTAGCTAAATTTTGCGAGGGTTTCGGCAACTTTTACTAACCGTTGTCTGGCAATGGTCATCTCAGACTCATCATACATGAGTTCAGTCTGACGCATGTCACCCACGAGTTCCGTGAACTCCGCTTCGGTCAATTCACCGGCTTCACGGGACTTGACCATATCGATGAATACTTCTGCAAGACGGGATGCTTCCCAATCCTCATCTTCAAGAGCGACAATTGACTCTAGTTCTTCAAGTTCGTTCATTTGAATCTTCCCATAATAGTTGCAGCGACTGCCTCTGACTGTTCAGTGAGTAGTCTTTGTTTGATTTTACAATAAGCAGGGTTGATCTTTTCCTGCTTGACCATTCCATCAATAGTATCATCCATCTTCAATAGAAGACTTTCGATGTCCTTTGTACCTTTGAGTTGGGTGTAGTGTAACACCCACGTGTGCTTCTTGTCAATATCCTCTACCATACGTTTTATAAGTACAGGTTGAAGAGTGCAATCCATAGTGACAATAGAGTTGTAGAGATCGGTGACTCCGGCTGCTTCGTTGTCATCCCACCGAGATGGGATTAGCGAACATCCAGTAATCAGCATCCCCACAGAGATAGCTGTTAGTATAACACGAAAATTCATATCTGTCAAGCCTTAATTTAACCATCGGCAAGAGGATTATCTAGGAACGTCTGAATCTTATCGTTCAGTCTCTTCTCCAGTGCTTCAATCTTCTTATCAGTGTCCATCTGTAATGATTCACGCTTCATATCAAAACGTTCATCTGCACGATCAATCATATCCTCAACCTCAGTTTCTAGGTCACGGGACTGATCTTCGATTCGGTCTACATTCGCTTCCATACGGTTGAAGTCGTCTCTCAGGTCATTCTTGATACTACGTGAGTAGTCGATGGCCTGATTCACTTGCGCCAACATCTCATCCATCTTGATTTCGATCTGTTGGTTTCTGTTCTCAATCTCTGTGGTATCTATGTTCTGGATAATCTCTTTCATATCCATATAGTCTTTGTAGATTTCAAAACCACCCCAAGCGGCACCACCGAGTGTAGAGAGTGCGGTTACCAGAGCAAACGCCTTACCACCAGTAAATGACATTCCCCCAAATTCGATTGTAGTCTTATCTTCGTCTGACATTAGTTCTCCTCGAACTGTAAGTTACGAAGCGCATTTAATTCTTGTTTTAACTTCATGACTTCTAGTCTCTTCTTTTCTAATTCTAGTTTGTACAGGGCGTTACAGTTCAGACGTTCTTTCGGTGCACCAATAGGAACGGTGATCTTCGCATACACGCCAACGTCTCTCATGAAGTTGTCGTTGTATGTCAGACCATTAAACCCACCGTCGATGGGTTGGACGTTCATCGTGTTGCGGTATTGATCCCAAGGATCATTCTGGTTCAGAATACCCACCACACCAAACTCCACGTTGGTAGACGATCCAATGGCCGCAGAACATTCTAGGTCTCCTGCTCTTACCCTGTCGGATTGAAAACTCTGTGGCGATTGCGGTAGTGCGAGGTTCAGTGAACTTGATTGTCCATACACTGCACCACAGTAGAAACCTACACAAAAGTACAGAATGATGAATAACAGAAATCTACTTGGTTTCATTTTATCTTCGAACATATTCTAGAAGCGATAAGAGTTGCTGTACCCTCACCCTTCAATAATTTGGATTTCGAACAGATGTATACAGCTACGTTTCTGTCCTGTTCACGAATGAAGACATCAATCTTCATTCTTCGTAGATACCCGACTTGAACGATTCGTTCCGCAGTCGCAAACTTCACGGGTTTCATATCGGCGTCAAATACACCGATCTCGTAATAGGAAACATCCTGTCTACTATTGAATAACGTCATTGTTGCTTTCAATGCACCATTCACATACGAAGGTTCTAACTTCGGATAGGTGGGTGTCCACTGGTGGGCCATTGCTGACCCACACAGGGAAAGAAATAACAATGTCATGATATAACGCATAGAGTCACCTTAGTTTGCGATACACTCCGCAGTCACAACCGAACGGTATTGTCCAGCAGGGAACGCTTTGTCGTATCCGTAATCTGCTTCAGAAGAAATCTTAAACCATGTGCTTCCCGCAACGGTCAAATCAATCTCCGTAATATTGTTATATAGACGTTTGTCATTGTCGTATGCAGACATAAGAGGGTCAGATACTTCTCCAACCGTAACGTCACCAGACCAGTTGACAACATCATTCAGTGCAGGGCTTTCTGTGAAAACGTCTGGTACACTGATCAACGCCTTGTAGTAGTCCGCCTGAATTACATCGTAACGAACCACAGGTTCTACACCACCGTTTGCCTGTGTTGTACTCAGAAGACTAGGCGTAGGGTTACCATAAACACCGTTGGCGTCAGTAGTAACGATACACTTAGACTCTACGTTTCCGGTAATCGGAATCTCAGCAGCCACAGCGGCAGCAAATGTTAATCCCATGATCGCAGGGATAAGTGCTTTATTCATTTCTTGCTCCTAGTTTTTATAATTGTTATTTCTTTTCATACTGTAGATTTACTAACTCTTGATGTAAGAGTTGTTGAGAAACACTCTGTCTACGTGCCTTTCTATTGTCAGGCAGATCAGCGTCCTTCAGAACAACCGTTTCTTCATACTTTGTGTCAGGGAGTTCGACATAGTAACTAGAGGGTATGTACTGCATTGCCATCAATTCTTCATGTTTCTGCATGCTCTCTGCAGCCAACAATGAGTTATCGACGATCCCCAATATTGCAGCCAGTCTCTTGTCCTCCTTCTCCTCCGACGACGACATCATTCTTCGACGTTGACGATCTTCTTCGTCTTGTTCGTCTAACTCTGCCTTCTTCTCCAACTCATCCTTGACGTATTGTTCATCCATAGGATCGGTCACTGTCAAATCAGGCATCGCAACGGGTGGAATGTAGCCAGGACATTCCGGATTATCCGTAACTTGAAAACAAGTGTCGTATCGATAATTGTAGATCACGAGAGGGTTTTCAACACTTCCTTCCCCTTCTACTTCAATCGACCCGTCACCCCAAAACTGTATGGGTATGTTGGCAACTGGAACCTGTTTATTAATTGTATTGCCAGGCAGTCCAGACCAATCATCTGTCTCACGAAAGATGTAACCCCCATTGATTGCATCTTCGTTCTGGACATGGACTAACATGTCCGCATCCGCATCCTTGACAGCAGTGTATCGATATACTACACCATTCACTGTCAGTCCCGCCTGTTGAGGCAGGATATTGGTCATCACCCAATTCAACCCCGCATTGGCTGCGTTAGGCGAAGACTGGTAGACTTCCTCAGAGTAAGAGTAAGAAGAGCAGAGTAGCAACGCCAGCCCCGCCCAGTAATGTCTTGTTCTCATTACTCAGTTCTTCCTTTTTCTCTGGTGCGCCAGGCATCAGTTCGGGATTAGTCTCCCATGCAGCCTTCGCTTCCATTCCGATCATACCGTCATAGGGACACGGTGTTCCCGCATTCATCATTGCGTCAAAGACACGAGGGTCTTGGCACATGATGGAAACCGCAGCCACTTTCATACCCATATCGAAGGTAGTCTTGGCCAGTTTCAATCTCTCACAGTTCTCATCGGTTACCTGTGATCCCATAGAGATACCAAGTATCTGAGTCTGAACCGCACCCGCAACTCCGAAAGTACATAGGTCAGAGTTAGACGTGTTGATCGTAGGAGAGATGGCAGACGCAGGGGGCGACTTTAGTGTTGTCTCAGACTTCCCCGATGTGATTACCGTACTCTCAGTAACAATTGGTTCAACAGGATTTTCTTCCTGTGCATGAACCCCCGTAGATGCTAATATCACCGCAAGCATCCAAAAACTAATTATGTAACGCATAAAAAAATACCCATAAAGTTGTTTGACCTCATGGGTATTTATATATGTCATTGTCTTGACAGTGTGTGTTTTTTAAACTATATCCGTTCGGGACAAGTAGCGTCTAAGTCCTTCAATTCCATTCCCCGTCTGTGGTATTCTTTACATACGTCTTCGAAGGTATCCCACACCCTTTCGAATTTGAGAGCATAAAGTTCTTTAAGACCAAAGTACTTGTTCATCATCGCATCACAGGCCTTAGGACTAAAATGATCTCCCGCCCATTCAGTCGAATCGACAAAGTGTGTTGTTATCAAATCAATATCTTCAATAATATTCCAACATTCCATAATCTGTTGTTCTAGATCAAAGATTGCGTTTGGGTTATTCGTGCTCATTGATATACCTCTCTATAAATTTACGAATCTCACGACTAGCATGAGGGTTGATGGTCGTCTCTCAGTTAAGGTTGATGATCAGAAACAACAGATTTGTCGAATCGTCGAATTATCTCAAAAGAGTTAAAGATGCCATAAAGCATTCCCGCATATTCACTGTGGGAGGCTTCGCCAGGGTGGGCGTTAGGTTTGATGTCTTTCAACCTCTCGCTCACTGATCTCAGTGTCTCATATTTACCAAGACCAACTCTACTCTCACTTCGCAACTTACCAAACAGATCACCGAACTTTTTATTCCACGCCGCAAAATCACCACTATCACCACCCTTAAGTGACCACATAATGTTATCCATCATTCTATCGTGGAATGCCCCTTGAATCAATTTGATTCCTCGTAGGTCACAGATTTCTTGCATGGCAATCATGAGAGGAAGTTGTCTCAAGATATCGGTTCTGACATCATATGCCCTATCAAACCATGCGTGAGCTGCACCCCATTTCTTTGGAAGTATGTTGTGGATTCTCTCAGGTGAGAACTGTGATGTTGAGTCGAACCTTTGGATATTTCTCCCCGCATGATGAGAATTGTCGGGTTCGGCCATTTCAGTTCTTTGCCAACTAGACCAGAGAATCACCATGTGTGTTGGTTGTCGTCTATTCGGATCGGTGAGATAGGTCATAACGTCCCGAAAGATTTTATCGTTTCCGTTTCCACAGGCGGCCAGATTGATATAATCCACCCTCAAGCGTTTAGCTAGGAGACTGGTAAAGGTATGTCTCCAATGATTTGGCGGGTCATCGTAACAACCTTCCAGTTCATCTCCCCAAACAAAACTGCAACCACAGGTCAATAACATTATTCTTCCATCTCTTTAAATACGTTGTAAAGCATCTCTGCATACCAAGTGTGTGTTCCTTCGCAGGGATGTCCCATGGGATAGATGAAAAATTCCTCGTGATCTGGACTCTCTGCAATAGATGTCATATCTAGTCTATCACCAAAACCTATCTTACATTCCGGTCTTAGGTATCTAAAACAAGATTCTATCTCTGCCAACCAAGGTTTGAAACGATCATCATTCTTAGCTCTATTCATACAACTCAACACATTCTGCCAGTTTCCATGATGAATTCCGGTTTGTATGATTTTGATACCCTTTAAATCTGCGATCTGTTGAAGAGTACACATGTAGTTGAGATGATGTAGAATCGGAGTCGACATGGTATAAACTTTGGTGTACCAATCTACTACCGCTTGACCAACCTCACCACCTTCAGGCCAGTTTTTTAGATTAAACCCGAGTTCACGATCATGGTGATCCGGAATAAGTTGATTCATATTACACTCTTCCTGAATGAACATTTCATTATCTTTCTTATAGGTAATGGGCGAGAAAACTTCCAACCTACCCCAAGAAGACCACATGATTACCATGTAGTCTACTTTCTTGGTAGTTCTCTGCAGGAAAGCGGTGGTTCTTCTAAAAATTTTTTGATTAGAAGAACCGTTATGTGCCAAATTTACGTGGTTAACACCAAGATGATTGGCTAGTTTATACGTGTAAGTTTTGGGGTGATGTGTATTTAAGTCGAAGAGAGCCGTTTCACCGTCCTCTCCATAAGTCCGAGAACCCGGCAGTTCATCCCCATACGTAAAACTGTCACCATTAGTCAGTAGTATTCCCATGAATTCTATCGTGCTCGTACAGCATCAGGAAACCATAATGAATGATCTTCAAAATGTCCTTCCTATAGTCTGCAGGCGTTTCTCCTTTTTTACCGTAACGTCCGTTGTATTTATCAACATTGCCAGAGAAGAAACCCATACCATGACCACGATCTACGATGATCTCAGAGGACTGTAAACCACCCTGTCCATAGTGACCACTGTAAGTCGAATCGATGTAATCTTTGAACTCTGCCATCAACACACCTTCATTGAACTTGTAGTTGATGGGTTCTTTGATTGTATAACTCACAGTATGGTCGGTGTGTAGTGTGAACGGAATGGAATCATTCGTAATGTCACCCACACTTAAAGTAAAGGTGTCTTCCGGAAATCCAATATCGTTACACGTGTCATACTCAATATTCACAACTTTGTCGTTTTCTTTTGAGTCTCGCACCTCTTCAAGATGAAGACGATTCATTTCATTCCATTGTTCTGGCGTAATGTCATCAATACTGCCAGTCTTTTTCTTATCCTTCGCCATTATAATACCTCACTCTACCTTCTTCATAAGAATCAAATCCATACCAAAACTGGTTCTTCAATGCGAACCAGTCCCTATAACGTTTGTTCTCCAAACAGTATGCCATTCTATCAATTACTGCAATGTGTGTCAAGCCCAAAATATCAAGTAGTTCATACTGTTCGGGTTTAGGTTCTTCATAGACCGCAAGGTAACTCTCACCATACTTACGCAGTAAGAAGAAGTCACTGTGTCCTAGAATTTCCTCCACACGTTTTTGATGGGGGTGTTTCTCGAGCAGGCCTTTATGTATGTACTCACCCGTCTCCATCTTCTCTACACTAAACGAGAAAGATCGGTATACTGAGTCATGATACCCACGCACAAACATAACGCCCTTCTGCGGACTATACACGCACTCGTAGTAGTTGTCTGGCACAAATCCAATCGAATCCTCAATGAACTTTGAGTCAGGATTAATTGGTTTAACAAAAAGAGTCAGTGCCTTCGCACGGGTTTCTCCGTATAGGACGGTAGCACGAATATTAAAGTCATGACAAATATCATGTAAAGACTGCGTAGATTCTCCGTAAGGACAAATGAAACGAGTCGTCTCTTTACCCGTATCGTCGATCACTGACAAACTGTGACGTAGAGTCTCTTCATTCTTGAAGAAGATAACTTTACGTTCTGGTCTGTTGTATACCTCTTGAAGCATCTTCAACATGGCAGGCTTCCACTGGTCAACCCTGTCCCACCAGTTCAGGACATAGTGTTCCTTACAACCCATGTAAGCAGCAAGAGAGTATGTAATGAAGGACATGCAGTGCATGAAGTTAAACGTATGTACACCAATCGTGTCCTTCATATTGAACAGTTTATAGTGGCGGTGCGCTAAACCCCATGTCTCTTGGTGTGTGTAATACTGGAATTCAAATCCATCTTCGCATAAACCATCTGAGTAGGTAATGAAGAATGGGTCTTCTGGAAACACATCGGGAGTCACATTGGCCATCTCTTCATTATAGTTTACAATGTCAACCTCATCGATGTTGATCATCTCATAATCAAGGTACTTTCCGTAGAACTTGCCCTGTGCACCCTCTAACATATTCAGGGTGACGTTATCCCAGAATCCAAACTCAGGACGTAGGGTTGTAGATACAGTGTCGGTTTCCGCCTCTGGATGCCATGCAAGGTGTGCAGGAAAAATCTGTGCACCAAGTTCTGCAATTGCAAACAGGATTGCATGACAGTTGACGTTGTTCTTTGCGACACCCCATCCCACCACGTTTCCCTTACGAAGACCATACTCATTCGAAAGATAGGCCTTCCAGTGATCAATGAGCTTCCAGAAGTCTTGTTTGTTGTAGGGTTTGGGATCACCAAACATAGGGTTCATCAAGTTCTTAAGGAACAAGTCTTCCCTATTTTGGATCATGTATCTATCAATAATCATTACAGAAACAAGTCCTCGTATAGGTTCTGTACTTCTTCGGTCTCGGTCTGAAAGTCAGTGAGACTCTGTTTATGGTAGATCATCGCCAACTTGCGAATGTACTTCTTGTCTACCCCAGTATCATCAAACGCACTCTGGATGATATCCTTCTGAAGGTCTTTCTCTGCGTCCACACGAGTCATGGACATAGACATCTCTTTAATTGCACTCTGAAGTTTCTTCTTTTCGTCATCAATCATTTTCAATCTCCTCAATTAATAAATCACGTAACTGCCTCGCTTTCTCATCACGAGGATCGTTCCTACCATAACCACAGAATTTATATGCAAGGGTAATACGTTCCCCTCCCGCATACGCACCGTGCCAACACAGGTTCTCAGGTTCTTCCTTCGGCCCAAAGTAGTAGTGTCTACACTGCCATCCTGGCACGTCCTGAATTGTGATCACTTCGTCTTTCTCTTTATCATAATAAGAGAAGTAACCATCACCCGTAGACCAAGTGAATAACACCTGATACGCAGACGCATCCCAGTTGGTATGCCATCCCACAAACCCGCCAGGCGGATAGTAGGACAACAATGCAGACGTGTGTGCACCAATCTCAGAGGCAAAGTCATACTTCACCAACTGCATGTATGCACTCCACTTCTCAGGGTCTTCACGTACCATCTTTGCAATGGGTTGTGCGAAGTGTCGATCCGGAGGGCCAACAGGTTCCTTTGCGTTCAGAGAGATATTGCGAAGGTAGTGTTCACTGGTGTAGTACCTACCACGATGTTTATCATCGGGTTCACTGTATACATGATACTTAGGATCGTTGTAACCTTCTACCGCAAACATCTGATCCTTGAAAGCATCAAGTGTCGCAAGGAAGTCTTTATTTCGAATCGTTACTTCCATTCATTTCCTCCCGCAGTCTCGCTATCTCAGACTATCTGCAACTACCTTTTTTCTAAACGACCATTCACCTGTGATGTGATTCTCTTCCCAGATAATTTCATCACCCACTTTCAAATCAAGTGCGTCCATCAATTCGTCTGTAAATTCCAGACATTGATGACCATCACTATCCTCAACTACATTGCACCTATACATCATGATAAAGCCTCCACTACGGACGGGAAGTGGCCACCAATGATTTCCCAACATTGATCCGCTACCCGCATATGTTCTAGTTGTGTACCATGACCTCGACGAAGTTCACAGTAATGAATCCAAGACCGCAGTGAACCACTCATATACAAAGTTGTCTGAGTATTACCTTCGGGCAGTACTGCACGTGCCTGTTCCTTTGCGATACCATTATTTAGCGCCCACTTATAGACATCGTTCGCCTTGTTAATCACTTCACGTTGTTTCATGTTCCAGTCTTCGTACAGACGTTCCGTACTGGAACGTACCGAACCCTCGCCACCCGTGGCTTCCGGAACTTCAATGGGGATTGAGTTCTGACGGTTCTTGGGGTCTTGAAGACGAGCCTGACGATTCGTGAAACTGTCACTTACCGCATATCGTTGTGAGAACTCTTGAAACGAGAATGATCGGTGACGAATGATCTGACGACTAATATCACGAGTCGTTTGAATCTCCATAGTGATATGCACCATCTCAAGCGGTGACCAATGTTGTTCCCGAATCAAGTACTTCAGGAGACGTGGCGCAGTCTCCGTATTGTTCTGGTTTGCAGGGTTACTTACCCGAGCTGCATACGCAACTAAGTCTTCTGCTGTGTGACATCCTGTCTCTGCACTAGGACTACTCAGAGCTATCAGTTTCACTGAACTCATTTTCGGCTATCTCCTTTTCGATGTGATCCTTAAACCACTTCTTCTTAATAAAAAATTCTATTGCGTCAGCAACACCCTCTTCTTTTCCTCTCTGGTAACCAAGATAATTACCAAGGTAGTATATAGGTATCACTAAACACAATGTCCATAATGTATGTTCTGTCCCTGTCATATCTTAAAGTTCCTAAATTTCTGTTCCATGTTTACACGTTGACCCGCTTCTGAATTATCGAATGCAGGCCCATTATCTTCATCATCATTCATAGATGACTGATCACAATCGAACAGACGCATCTTGGAACGATCCACACCAACCACAAATCTTTGGTTATGTGTGGGATCATTATACCTGTTTTTTAACTGTTTGACAAGTATTTTTCCCTGAGCATTAAGTTCATTATTGGAGATGAGTGCGAACATAAAGTCAGCGGTTGCGGGTAGTCCAAAAGATTCGGACGTGTCTTCAAGCCCCACATCGTCATTAGAGTAACCAGAACGTGTCGTCTGTGTTGCAGACATAATCGGCACGTCGAATTCCACCGCCAACCCACGTAACTCCTCAGCAATAGACTTGATATACGTATACGAGTTAATAGCACCGCCCATTCCTTTCATACGAGAAGAGGCACAGATGTTCAGGTAATCAATAAAGATTAGGTCAGGAACAAAGTTCTTCTTCAGTTTCAGTTCGTTCAACAGGGCACGGAAGTGCGAGGCATTCGCCTGTCCTGTCGGGTATTCTTTGATGATCAACTTGCCCTGAGTCTTACGTGAGATTTCACCCACACGATCACGGAACATATCCTTCGATAGGTTCTCAAGTTGATCTATCGGGACGTTGAGAAGATTTGCATCGATCCGTTCTGCGATACGCTCTTCAGCCATTTCCATAGTGACGTAAAGGACATTTTTCCCCTGTGACAGGGAAGCTCCAGCACAATGGCACATGAAAAGAGATTTACCCACACCCGTACCAGCAAGAGCGATGTTGAGGGTTTTGTTAGGTAATCCACCCTTAGTGATATCATTGAAGTATTCCAGATCGAACGGAATACGTTCTTCTTTTTCGTGGTAGAAGTTGAATCGGGCATCTACATTCTCCAGATAATCGTGACCGATATTAGTGTCAAAGGTCACCGACAGTGCCTTACTCAAGACTTCTGGAATAGAACCCTTCGCAAGAGACTTGTGTTTACCTTCAATGATCTGGATAGACTCCATGACCGCATTGAAAACGGCTCGGTCTTGACACCACTTCTCAGTACGATCAACCAACCAGTCAAGATTAGATTCTTCCTTTACAAACAAGTTAGGTAAGATTTCCACCGCATGACGATACTGTTCATCCGATAGACGATCTCCCTCATCAATCTCAATCTTGAAAGCTTCCAAGGTAGGAAGTTTGTTGTACTTGGCAATAAATTTGGTGAACTCCCGAAAGAGTGACTTGTACACTCCTTCGAAGTAGTCCGGTAGGATAAATGCTGCAACTTTACGTGCAAATGGATCGTTTGTTACTAGGTTCTTTAGAATCGTTTGTTCTAGATTAATATCCACTATTTCCTCTCTTGTGCGACGAGCCACCCCTCCGCATGTGCCTTCTCCAGAATGTCTTCTAGGATATCAGCGGCATGTTCTTGAAGGTTTACGTCTTCAGTTGTCACTTCAGGGTCAGGGGTGTATACTATCACAAAGTTGAAGGTAAGGCAATCCCTACTGCCATCAAAAGCGACATTTCCATAACGAATAACTGTTTCTGTAAGATCACCACGTAGGATGCGAACATCCCACGCTTGATCATTTGGTGAGTCCTCGACGGGAATCAACTTGTAGTCAATTCCCTCCGAGACCTTATCGACATTAATCTTCGGCATCGACAATCTCATCCATCCCAACCTGTTGAGGTAGACCGATCTTGTATTGTTTCTCCAGAAAATCTGCGAAGTCACTAAACTCAAAGATCGGAGCCCAGAACTCTTCTTCTAGTGTCTGAGCCAATCGAACTTTAGGGTCAACCAGTTCCCCAGTGTTAGTGTCAACACGACAGTACCAACCGTTACTAGGCTTAGCAACATACCCACCAACAAGAGCAACATCCAAAAGGCCGCTCCAACGTTGAACACCGCCTTCCCAAGAAACTGAGATAGGGATTTTAGACTTTTCTTTAACATAACGGGACTTCTCCACATTGATTACAAAGTGATAACCCTTGATCTCAGTACCCTGTTTGTCTTGTTGACGACCCAGAATCCAGATGTTATCGGCAGAGTAGTAGATACCCGTACCACCACCCACAATATCTTTCGGGAACAAACCGATCTCTTTGTAGGTATGGTTGACAGCCAACATAGGAATGTTCTTCATCGCAAGGTATGGGGTTGCCATACGGAACAGACCTTTCAGTGCTTTCGCACGAGACATGTCAGCAACACCTTTCTCATTCAATGCATCTTCAAGTTCTTTCTTGGACGCAAGGTTACCAATCGAATCGATAACGACAATGACATTATCATCACGATCTATTTCTTCAAGTTGATTGATTAGATCGAACTTGAGTTCTTCTACATTTGTGATAGGAGT